AACATTGCTTAAAATAATTATTGGTATCCTCAGAGTAGAACAAGTATTCAGCATAATCTGTTTCTCCTAGCAGATTAGTATCTTCCTCCAATAAATAGGAATCCCCATTTTTTATATTCTGTAGAATTTCTTCAGGAATCAAAAATTACCTCCCTAATCAAACATACTAAAAGAAACATTAATATCATTATATCACGAATAAAACATACTGTCAATACCTAAAAACGAATACCTACAAACTCATGCACCATTTTAAGATACTCTATACACGGCTCAGGAGTTTCTATCTCGGACAATATACTAGAAGTACTTATTACCTCTGACGGATTTCTTTTTCTGAAGTTAGATATTAAACTGTCTAAGTTGGATAAATCACAAAGTACTCTAGTCTCTTTACCGATATCATTAAAAGACTCGGGAGTAAATACTTCTCTTGCTGGAGTGACTTTTATTTGCTCTATAGAGACATTACCCTTATTTATAACTGCATAACATATTATATCCCTAGTTAGATTATAGGGTTGAGCATCAGTTCTCATAAAAGAACCCAGTCTAAATATAGATGTTCTATCTGTAACTATATTAGGATATGGACTGTGGTCGTGACCTAAAAATACATAATCGTATATAGATAAATCTTGTACTGAAAGACTTTCTTTAGGTGCTCTGTTGTTACTGATATAAAAGTGACCTAACAGTATATTAGATTTCTTATTTGGTAAGACTAAACTTGGTACTACGGAGGCAACATCATAGGATATCCCCTCCAATGAAAATGAATCCATATGTAGCTCTAGTATCTCTGCATTAAATAGAGTGCCTATATCTGTCTTATCCAAGTTAGTAGTACGATAAGATGCATCATGATTTCCTAAAATAGCATGTATTCTACCCTTATATGGTTTAAGTCTTTTTATTAATTTGTTACAGTATTCCGTAGACACCGATGAAGAATTAAAAACATCCCCCAGTATGATAATGTAATCATGAATTTTTAATATAGATTCTAACTTATCTATACATACCATCGAGTAATCGTCTATTCTGCTAGACGGTTTAACGTCTGATGCATGCAAGTCCCCTATAATAGCTGTAGTCATTTAATCCTCCAACATATTCGTAAGGTCTCTAACAATGTCAACTATGTTAGCTCTGAATAGATATCTTCTTTTCTTATCCACTTTATTATAACTATTTAAATAATTGAGTTCCACTACTGATGAGTTAAGTAAATCTATCTCATATGGGTTATACAAGAACTTGTCAATGAATCCAGTTATTTCAATCAGTCTATGCCTATCCTCGGAACACATATCATTGAAGTATTCCTCATTAAATTTAGACAGTCTCTCTTTGATGTAGACTACTTTATATCTATAGTCTTCCATTAGGAACCTCACTAACTCTACCATTATCCACTCTATAAACTTTATCTGCATATGTCAAAAATCTGGGGTCGTGGGTTACAATGGATACCCTTAATCCTTTTTCCGTGCACAGCTTATCTAGAAATGTAAAAAAATTACCTAAGTACTCTGTAGATATATAAGAGTATTTCTCATCCACCTCCAAAAAATTTGAACCCTTATTAACTAAGGAGAAAATATTTAGTATTGCGGATACAACAGACCTGACCCCATTACCACATCCATTTTTCAAAGACACTTCAAAATCTTTATCAACATCCCTTAGTTTAAAAATTAATCCTTTGGTACCTCTTTTATCCTCTAATTCTATAAGTATCTCGTAGTTTTTATCATAGAATATAAATTTCAATGCAGAGTTTATTAAATCCTTTAGAAACCCAATACTTTTATCATAGATAATATCTTGACTTTTTTTATAATAGACAGCGGATTCTTGTATCGTTCCTAAATCTTCAATCTCCATGTCTAGCTCATCTTCAAGAAGCTTGATACTATTTTGCATATTATATGCTTTAGATGTTAATGATTCATGTCTTTTTATCATATAGTCAAGTGATAATAGAGTGTTGTTATCCATACTATAGAGTATCCTCTATCTCTCTCAGTTGAGGTTCTGCTGTAGCCATATAAGAAGCTACTTCATCTAAGAAAGACTCTGCTTCAGGTTTCTTAGCATCCCTAAGTTCCACAACCTTTTTCCAATCTTTTAAATCTTCAAAATTATATTTCCTAACTATAGTGGTAGCTTCCTTAACCTTCATATCTCTAACAGCTTCTATCTTAGACTGTCTTACTTGAAAAGCTTCATATTTTCTTTTTAGTTCTTCAGCTTGTCCTATATCCATAATGATGTCTCCTTGTCATTCTATTAACTCTTTAAAAACTATAACAGGTTAAAATTTAATATGGTTGTTCTCCGTACCAAGTGCCTAAATAGATTACTATTTAATCTCCTTCACATCTTGTCCACACAAGGGACAAGTACCCATGGAGTTCAGTTCTCCTTTTAACCTAAGTAAATTATCTTGAATATTCTTCTCCTCCTCCGACAAATCTTTTAATTCCTTAAGAATTCTCGTAAGAGACCCACAATCTTCCACTAGTTCTAAATAACTGTAGACCATCTCAAAATCCAACTTAGGTTTTTTGACCGTATCTACTGATAGGAACTTATTTATAGTAACTAATTTTTTTACATCCTCATTCAGTTGTAGATAAGAATTAATAATACTGAAGTTGAATTCTTCAGATACCAAATTTTTATTGATTATATCCATGGATTTTATTAATAACTCAGTATCCTCATACATTCTAAGATAATTATCTATTAAAGTAAAATCAAAATCTATCTTTCTCACCTTAGATATATTTGATATACTTCTTAAATACCCCATTAAAAAGTTACAATCATTGTCTAACTGTTCATATTCAGTAAGTAACTTCTGTAAGTTACCTCTCATAACTGATAATTCTGATACATCATGAGAATTTAGAAAAGACTCTATCTTTTCTAATCTTACTCTATTGGAGGTCAACTTACTATTTATCTCAGCAATCTTCCTCTTCGCTTCTGATTCATCATCTTTTATTTTCTTCATTACAACTGTAGAGTCTCCTTCCCCCACAGCAAAGATATCCTCGAATAATTTATATACCTGAGAATCTGTCCTATCAAAAGGGAACATGGAAGACCACTCATCTTGGATATTTAATATATTATTATCGTCATCCATATAGAAACCATTATTAGGTAGTAACTCAAACAAATCCGTTCTACCTACTTTTTGATACAGAACTCCATTTATCTCGTAGCTGGATTCTTTTGGAGTTCTAATCCATCTGACTATTAATCCTTCCATCTCTAACTCTACTTCTGCCCTATCTTCGCCCGTCTTTATAAAAGACTTAGCTTCTGGCGGATTTCTTAATAACGAATATAGAGCACGTACAGTTGCTGTCTTACCAGAATTACTGCAACCCACTATTGCAGTTATACCCGTATTATATTCTAAAACAGCGTGAGATATACTTTGGAAATTAGTTATAGTTAATTTCATTATTAAACTCTTCTTGTGTATCTATAAATATTATACCATATGTCAATTAAAAAAGCTAGAGGTTATTTTAACTTCTAGCTTTTTATTTTATTTTATTTTATTATTCAGGTATACTTATGAATGGAGTATCTTCAGCTATTGTTAGGATAAATTTTTTAAACTCGTCTTGGTCAACTCCATCTCTCTGAGCTTTATCAATCATGTAGGATAGTAGCAAAGCATCTTTCTGGTCATAAATTTCTGCTATCTCTTCTTCTGAGACTTCAGAAGAATTCTCCTGTGCTACTAATAATTTATAGCCCTTTTCTGATTGTATAATTTTTATGTTATTCATCTTCTTCTAATATCTCCTCATTATCATTCTTATCATGCACTAACGTGTAAGCACCATCCCTCTTCAAGAATTCATCTATCTCTTTGAAGTTATCTTTTACCCATCTATAGAAACGCTTACCCGTATAAATATTCCACTCCTCGCCTGCAGTACATGGGATGATATTAGTTTTATGATAGGCACCTGAGACTTTAACATATCCCTTACTCTTCAACAGGTCTACCAAGAAATATGCATTAGATACACCCTTAGCGTATAATAACGGGAAAACAATAGGTACTTTAGAAAATCCTTTTCTGTTCTTATCTGCTCTAGCTGAGACATAACATCCCACAGGTACATCTTCCTCTCCCTTGAGGGTTGTCCTCTTTTCTGTTATATCACTACCACCTTGTCTACCCCCATCTTTTTTCAACGCTATAATAACGTCTGGTTGATAATGAAGTGCCTGACACCCTGCGGATTTAGTTTTCTTATCGTACTGAGTTCTAGCTTCTAGATTAGCTCTTTCTTGGTTTACTAAAAAAGTTGTAATACCTTTATTCCTCAAAAGAACTCTAAACTTTTGTAAAAAATAGGTCATGGCTTTAGCCTGACCAGCAACCATGGTATCTGTGACAGACCTTGTTAGTAGTGAATCATCTATAGCATTAGTAATACTATCTATGACTATAACATCATAGGCAGGTTCGTCCTGCTGAACTAGACCCTCTAACATTTTTTCAAGGTGTCCAATAGTCTGAAGTTTATCCACAAAATGAAAAAGTCCTTTTTCTATATAGGGAAGCATTCCTTGGGATTCTATCATATTAGCCATGCCAGCTTCTAGGTCTATGAATAAAACTTTTTTACCATGCTCTTCCATTAATCTTCTAGCCATGTGAAGTACCAGAGTAGTTTTTCCCAACCCTGGTGGAGAATATAACATAATCATATCTCCCTCACGTATACCTCCTGATAATAATATATCCATAGGTATGATACCTGTAGGCAATACTATGTCTTCTTTAGCTTCCGAATTAACATACATTGATATAAAATCATCAAACGATAACTTCATATTAATTCCAGCTAAATCAGTGTCTCCCTTCTTCTTTATAGGTTTTTTAGGTGCCATAAATATTCTCCTTATTTATTATACTAAACATTGTTAGCAAAATCTTTAGCCATCTCTTTGGCATCTTCCAAAGATAAGGCAGTCCATTCACCTCTTCCCTTGACGTACTGGGAACAGTTATCCTCGGTACATTCCATGCCAGAGGTCTCATAACAATATAATTTATTTATACCTTCTTGTACACTATAAGACTCTACCAAATTAGAGCATGCACCCCACGTACTCCCGTATCTGTATTCATCAAAGCTGTTCGGATTATAATGGCAGTTTCCCTTCTTACATGTAGAACCAACTCCAAAACCTGAGATAGCTCTATGACTCCACCCAAACCATTCATTGGTATCTTCACTGAAACCTATATTACAATTGTTATTATAGGGTTTTGCGGATTCAAAGTTGGTCATATTAGGAAGATTAACAAACTCTGACACACTTGTTATATACTTACCCTCTTTGCTATATACACTAGACATCACAGTATCCGTATCTCCCTCAACAGAATATACC